GGCACAGCGTCTGCAATAACACGTGTAAAGAATCTACCATGATTTTCAATTCTCCATGGTAGTTACCAATACTAATACGACTCTTCAGCAACTGAGTAATAGACGCGCTCAACTCCATTTCAAGGAATTGCAGTGTCTTTTCCCTCAATTGCCAAAAATACGCACGAAAAGCATCACACCAACTAGTGGTGTGAAACTCATAATAATGCATCAAGTGGTCTAAATGCAAAACCCTATAGCGCCCAAAAACGCCAGAAGGTCTACCACTGACCACATAATACTTACCTTCAAAACAAATGACATCCACTGGTTCACCCGCAACAAATACTTTATTGCGACCTGCGTAAATGTCATATTTCATTTCAACATTAACACTCGAATCCGAAATGGAAAAATCCGAGCTACTTTCTTGATTTGTGTTTCCGAGTCATTTATCGAATCGTGCTTAAACTCATACACACGATTAGGGTCCCCTTCGAGATATATAAATCTCCAAATTTCATGCAAAGCCTGCAGTTATGACGCGGGTATGTCATTACTGTGGTAACCAAATACATGAAAGCCCACTTCAACTATACGCTGGAACCCCAGGGGACAACCGGGGCGGCATTTAAGGCTGCTCCGCACCTAAATATGACTTCCTCCATTTCCCAACCATATCGTCATAAGTACTATCCAGCATAGTACACATATGGCTGATATTTGCTCTTCGAGCCACTTGGATTAATTCTTGTCGACGTTTCTCATAAACATCCTCGCCATGGCTAAACCATTCACGAAGAGCACCGTCTATGTTCATAGCACTACATTCATTTTCCGTCAAAGGATGACCCTGCGGATATAAATGCATATGCAACGACTTGAACACAGACTTGTCAACTAAAGCGCCTAGATGCACACCCAATTTTGGATGATGGACTGTTTTGCGCTTTAAAAATTCAAACTCCTCGAAGGGCAAAAAGTCGGTCAATTTACTGCCTTTATCTGGCATAGTATAAATTTGACCATACTGCCCTAAAAATTCAGACAAATTCTTGATTGTAAATTTATCCTCCTCCGGGTGAACAGAACCGA